AATCGTCTTACTGTGCGCGGTAGCTTGAAGACTGCGGGTGACGGGCGTGTTAACGAGTTAGTTGGCTCCTCCAGTAGCGGTTATGATGATATATACGCCGCTACCGGTACTTACTCAGCAAATGCACTGTCCACTTTAAACGTAGATGGTTCGTTTTTCACCTTGAGTACAGTTAGTCAAAGACATGTGTATGTACCAATGATACGGTCTGGATGGCGCTCTTTAAGTATGAGTTTCTACACTCCTGTGTCGGGTACACTTTCTGTGTATGCTGACATGGGAGCCCTAACTCGTGATATTTTAGTTACTGGGCTTGTAGTGCTGCCTAATCTTCGATACGGTTTTGTTGGTGCAGACATCAGTACGACAGGCGCACTTATTGGTGTACCGGCTTTGTCTTCACCAGTCAATGGATTTATTATATCCTTTGAACCCTCCGCTACGAACGCGGGATCTTTTGAACTACATATTACACGAGGTGCTTAATGACGGATACTTATAAAGAAGAGGAAGAACTTTCAGAAAGACAGCAAGAGCTGATAGATAATTTAATTGATCTGACTGATCGATTCGGTAAGTTTGGCCAAGGTATGGACAGCGAGGGATCACACTATACTCCCGCAGAAAGTAACCCTTTTAAATCGGAAGGTCTTATCTGCGCGAATTGTGCTTTTTTTAGTGAGTATAGCAAGTCATGCTCGATCGTGACTGGTAGTATTGAGCCTGAAGCAATTTGTAAGTTTTGGGTAATCGAAAACGAAGAGTTAGGGATGCCGGAAGACGAAGAGGAGCCCGAAGAGGAAGTAGCGGTTGCGGCTCGATATAGCGGTATTGATTTTTCACCACCAGCTGGCGTTAAAGCGGCTGCCAAGCGCGGTTTAGCTCTGCATGAAAAGGGGTTAAGCGGTGACGGTCTTGAATCGGCCACTGTTTTGTGGGCGCGTAAGTATACACAGGGTAAGCCTGTAAGTCCAGAACGCGCTCGAATGGGTAATCGTTTCTACGGTAGAAATGCTCGATTTGCTAATGCCCCCAAAGACAGTCCGGCTTGGGTTTCATGGCTTTTATGGGGTGGCAGTGCCGGTCGTGGTTGGTTTGCAAAGCTGGTTCGTCAGATGGACGCCGCTGACAAAAAAAGTTCGGCATCAGTGAATGGTGCAATTTGTCTTGCTGAGGAAGCAATTAGTAATCCATTCTTAAAGGAAATTTTCCTTATTCTCACTGATTTTGAGCCTAACGCAAATGGAGAAGGAATTCCCCGCAGCGAGGCTGAAAATATTATAAAAACTTCACGGTTGGCACCGATTAAAATAGCCGCAGACGCAAAGTCATACGGAGGTCACGCAGGCGCACATCCAATTGGCGCGATTATTGAATCATTCATGGATACTCACAACGGTAAAGATGTAATTAAATCTCGCGCTTTTATATGGAAAGATGAGTACCCTGCGATTTATGACCTTGTTAAAAGTCAAGCGTCTGAGGGCAATTTTATCGGTACTTCTTGGGAGGTTTATTACACTCACGCCGAGGAGGAACAAGGCGTTCGCTGGTTACAGGGTGTGACCTTTGCGGGTACATGTATCGTGGATACGCCTGCATATGGAGATCGTACTCCGCTACTTAGCGTCGCTGAAAAAGAGTCTATGGACTTAAAACAATTAGAAGATAAGGTAGCGGAGCTTACTACGCTCGTTACCCAAAAGGAGGGTCTGATTAATGAGCTCGAATCAAAAATCAATGTATACCAAGAAGCCGAGCGGCAAGCCCAAGCCGAGCGGCGGAAAGCGCAAGTAACGCAGCAGTTAAGTGCAGTGTTTTCAGAAGCAGAAGTTTCTGAGAAACTTGAGTTTTACTTGACACTTGAAGATACCGTCATTCAGAAAGTCTTGGCCGACCTGACGAAGACTGTCAAGACCGCTACCGCGGAAAAGAAAGAATCGATTCCCGTGCCTGAGCCTACAGGTTCGTCGCCGAATCTGACTGATCCGAAAGTCCTTGCCGCTGCTCTCAAGCAGGCTCTCAAGGAATCGAAGTAATGTATGACATTCGCGAAGAGCAGCGAGTGTACAACTTCTGTGTCTATCGTCAGGGAGATGAGAAGCCGATGCAGTGCTTCGAGACTGCTGAGGAAGCACAAGCTTACTGGATGGCTCTAAACATAAACGACGCTAACGAGTCTTCAGCCGAGTTACATCGGTCTGTTACCACTCTGGCCGCGGAGTTTAAAAAATTACTAAAAAGAGGATAAAAAATGGCTGTAATTGTAACTACTCATAACAGCACTCAAGGTGTAGCCTCCATTACTATCATGGAAGGCCGCGCTGTAACCTTGACTGCCTCGGGTGTCAGAGAGGATTTACCTAATGTCACGTACGCTTCTGCTAATCAGCAGCATGGCGTGTACATTGCTTTCTTCCCACCCGACAATTTCCCACGTCCTACGTACGAGGACTTGTATTCAGTACCGTCAACTCGGGTTTATGATCTCACGGACAGTAACCTTTACGGGGATCCTACTTTCTACAAAAAGCAGTATCTTGTACCACGTAGTATGTGGGCCGAGCCTGTAGCGTACAGCGGTGAGCTGGTAGCGCTGCATCACGGTCGCATTGGCGTGACTGCTAACTGTTTTGTAGACTCGGCTAACATCCGTACTCCGGGTGCTCGTGTCGCAGTTGGCGCGTCTGGTTTGCTTACCTACACTAGCACTGATTCCCACACTATCGCAACAGTCGAGCGGTATGCCCCTGATACTGGCGTACTGTACATAAGTATGGTTTAGGAGTATAATAATGAATAAAGATGCTTTATTAAAGTCTGTTGCTGAAGTAGCAAAGACTGCGGGTACTTCACAGTCGGGTAAGTCGGCCTTTGCTGAACTGCTCGTGCAGTTGGTAGAACCCAATCACTTGACGCTTGATCTGTTCTCGACTTTCATGCCTACACGTCAGGCGTCCTTGAACGACATCCCAATTAAGCGTGTACGCCGCGGTAAATACGCCATTCAATCCATGGTACCGGGTACATCACACCTCGTGTCACAACCAACCACTGTCCATGACTATCACAGCTACGTGTTCGATCGCTTGATCGGCGGTGTTCGTGAGAGTCTCTGGAATGTGCAAAATGGCCCCGTGCAGACAATTGACCAGATGCGTCAGCAGTTGCAGTTCGACCTTACCGATCATTTGGTCAGTCGTGTGTTCAACTTACTTACCTCAACGTGGAACTCGACTGATACGCCAAGTCACTACGCCCAGACAGCCGCCATCACGGCCGCTGGTATGGACACGATGATCGAGAATGTTATGTACACTGCTGGTAACGTAAAAGCCATTATTGGCACGCGCAAAGCGTTGTTGCCGATGTATAAGTTTGCCGGCTTTCACGAGTATGCATATGCTGATGGTAATGGCCGCATTGCTTACCCAGTAAACGAAAAGTTACTTGAGTATTTGAACACCAATCGTATCTCTGTGTACATGGGCGTTCCAGTTATCGAGCTTCCTCAAGTTTTCCGTAATCAGCTGCCAAACCTTCGCGAGCCACTTATTCCTGAGGATAAAGTAATCGTTGTCGGTGATAATGCCGGTGAAATTCTGCTTTACGGTGGCACTGAATACTATGAGTCAACCGACGCATCAATCCAGCCGCCTGACTACGTACTTCATGCGTGGATGCAGTACGGTATGGTCGTTGACATGCCCGAAAATATCGGTGTCATTAAGATCGTCTAAGGAGTAGAACAATGGCAATGAACAACATTTATCACATGATGCAGGAGAATGTTTATAAGCGTTACACGAAAGTCCCAATTAATTTAGTTGGCGGCCTACGTGTTGATCCTACAGACACGCGATTGCAGATTGGATGGGTACTACACACAGACGAGGCAGATTTTGATTTTACTACTAAAAAGCGTACCCAATTTGTGTACGACAACGAGGTTATCGAAGTCTACTCTGAGTCTGAAGATAAGTTATTTCGAAAGTTAAACGCGGGGTTGTTTCGTGCAGGTTTGCTCAAAGAATTTTTTGAGACTGATGAACTAGTCAGCTCTCCAAACTTCGTTAATGATTCCGAGATTGATCGAATTGTAGAGATACGCTCGCTTAGCGATTTTCAAGTAGCTCTGGCCAATTTTGACGCGCTTGCCACTTTAGAGCGGATTAAGCAGCAGCTGATTGATCAAGGTAAATCAGTGAAAAAAGTTCAGCTTGTAGAAAATAGAATTAAAGAGGTCCGTGATGTCGTGGACTGATCAAGCCCTTACAGTGCGAACGGCTTCTGAGTCTTTTTTAGTTGACACATGCACCGTTCGTACGTTTAATGGCTACAGTACCGTTGACGGCGAGTACACAGAATCCTTTACAGACGTAAACAATGTTCCCTGCCGGTTAATCAATCGGCAGGGTAGTGTGCAGCAACAACCAGACTCTCAAGAGCGTGCGCTTCAGTTACTTATTTCAACAAAT